GCTCGCGCAAAAGTTGTGGTCCATTCTAACTGACGGTATGATTGCCAGGAACTTACGTGATTTACCTTTCAAATTCCAACTAACAATCCAGGGCGACAATGTGGTGATGGTCGCGACTATACCCGTACCCGAAGAATCTACTCAAACAGAGACCGCAAAGTACTGGTCGGCCGAGATCAAATGTAAAGCAGCCCAAGCATGTGAAGACGTGAACCAAGACCTCAAACCGGAAGAATGCGTCGAGTCAACATCCGGAGTTTCCTATAGTAAGAACTTCTATATAAACGGAATCGAGTACTACACCACTAAGAAATTCTGTAGCAGACTATTCCCGACCTCTTCTGATGATTTCCCTTCAGTTGCGAATTTCGTAGGAGCGATATTCTCCGGCGCACAAGCGGCTGCGGAAAAAAGTAGGTCCCCATTATCTTGCTACTGGTTAGCTCTATGGCACAGCGCCTTGTACCTAGGGTCCGTTCACGAGCTCGGAGGAATCTTCGCATCGTCGATATCCACAGTATATCCTCGAGGATTTCCAGGATCGTTAGTCGAATACATTCTTACACTTCCGTCAGAACTAGGAGGGTTCCCGATCATAGGCCCTACATCCTTCTTATACAAAGGTGGGGCTGATCCACTCACGAAGTCTCTCTCATCAGTGTGGTTGCTTCGAAATTGGTCTTTAGGTAAACGCATTCTCAGGGAGACATACTCTCCTGATATCTTCGATCCACTTCCGAAAGCAAGCACTCTGATCCAAGATCCGTACGGTATACCTGTAATGAAACCAACAAGCCCAGCCAACGCTGTCGCAGCTGAGTCTTTACGCGAATTGAAGAGGATCACGATCAACGAATCGATCAAGGAGATCATCTCAGAAGATGTTTCTCTATTCTCCGAAGACTTACTAGCATGCCTCTCAGAGATAACTCCCTTTAACCCCGTTCTCTTACGGGATATCTATGACGTCTCGGTCGCAGGCGTTAAAGAGATGCTCTCCCGCATGTTTTTATCGACTCGGACTCTTCAAGCCTCAGCACGCTCGAACCATTCGAGTCCCCTTGTGGAAGTAATGATCCGAAGCGGGCGGAACCAGATCTCAGGCATTATCGCCCGATTTACCAGTCGTAGCCGAGGAACTATTCCTGAGAACTTAACGTTGTTTTCGTGGGTGAACTCATTGAGAAGCAGATGGAAGTTACCTATTGTAGGAATCACAAGCTACTCTCCGTTAGACTTCGATTTATCCTTCTCTAGAGTTCACACTAGCGGCGCGAGATGCTCAGCGTACTTTCCAGAACACGGCGACCCCACGTTCACTCGAGGCTCGAACAGACCTTACACAGGAACCGCGACTAGAGAAAAACGCTCGGAGCATGGATATAAAATTGTGGGGTCAGAGCTGAGCTCACAGGCACTTAGAAAGCTTCAGCTGATCGTCTCTCAATCCCATGGAGATCCGAATTTCAATAACTTGATCAACGAGGTCGGTCTAACACGGAGTGATCTAAAGCTCTCTGACATAACCCATTTACTTCCTCAGGTTATTGGCGGAAGTTCCAGTCATCGCTATGCGGCCCGTGTTGGGGAAAGAAGCGCAAAACTCCTTGGACAGACAACATTTGCAACACACTGTATCCACAACACCAACCACATTGATCATCTCAGTATGTCCACCGAAGATTTTCCACTGATGTTCCAGGAGTTCAATCTCTTCAACACAGCGATACTTTGTCTAAGACATGAAGGGAGACTGAACCCAGTTTACTTTGACACTGTCTGTGTTCTAATTGAAGGGCGAAAGCTAGATCCTCTCCCTTTGGATGAATTCTCGTCCCCTCGCAGTTTAACTAGTCGTCCTGTCAGGCTTCAAAAGAATCCTCTGGTGTTCAAAAGTTCTCTCTCAATTAAGCAAGTATCTGGACCTGTGAGTACCTCAATAGTGAAGATAAAGACAAGTGGTCCTGTTACTACAGATACTGCACATGCCGCCGTACTAACTCTTGCGCGCTACGGATTGTCCCAGGTCTCGTACCGAGCAATTAACATCGCACGGTCGGGTCATTCACGCCCAACGATGAGACTAGACTTGCTCGAATTCTACAAGCTTGGGATAGGAGCTGTCCTCCGCTTATTCTCTTTAGCTGTGGGAGAGTTAATAGTTCCTACTGTTTTAGCCTCAGTAACCTCACGACTGAGCCGTCGAAGTCTTGCAATTGCTGCATCGAGATACTCACCTATACTAGCTCGATCCGTCCTTGAACACGTAACTCACCCGTTAGTTTCAAAAGACCCTGCTTTACGACGATTAGGGCTGGGCCAGCATATGCCATACCAAGGCAGTGATACATCAGATAGAATAATTTCGTCTGCAATCGGGAAAGCTGCGGTGGAGTTAGTGCTTACTCCTTCATCTCCGCTGTATACATCAACTATTACTCTGTTCTCTTCAGATTCCTTATCAATCGCTTCGTCGTCTATAAAGGCTTTGACAGAGAGGGCACTTCTGAGAGCAGTGATTGAGTCGGAAATAACGATGATGCAAGCTCAGGATAGTCTTCACAATATTTTTGTGGCCGTTTCGAGGATAGGATCGGATGAAACGCTTATCATCGGAGAATGGTACAGGACACTCTTGATCGAGAGTGATAGGTTCAAAAATATACAGGTTTTCTCTCTCTCTACTGACTTGCTTAACATCGCAACTGGCAAGCGTTTGACTCAGTCTCAATTATCTGCCGAAGAAGCCCTCCGACTAGCGCGGAAGATCACGCCGCGACAGCACGAGATAGAAAGAGTTGCTAATACGGTAGTCGCGCGGGAGCTCGGACGTATAACGGTTAGGAGGTCATTCCGTCTAGGCAATCTCAACGTACTATCCGGCCCTCAACTCTCTCGAGCGGATCAGGCAGTCCTAAGAGAACGAATGAACAGAGGACGACCATATTGTGGAGGATCGTCAGCTCTAGAAGCATGGTCTCGATACAAATGGACCGTGCACCCTCACGTAGTCATCATAGGATCAGGGCTCGGAGGATGCGCGGTGTCTCTCTTCCGGCAAGGTTGTAGATCACTTGAAGGGCACGACTTGCGGAAAGACTTATCATCTGACCCAGAAAGTATTATCTCGTACTGTCCTCCTCTTGTCTACCAGTTCGGATTCGAAGATCACTACGTTCAGACTCTAGAATCAACATCTACTGAGGGAGATTGGTTCCAGACCAACGTTCACCAAAGCATTCTCCAACGGCTGCAAGAAGGGTCGTTGCTAGTGTTCGATATTAAAGACCACTCCAAGGTAGTAGCTGCGGTGTTAGATCCTCTATGCTCTCATAGAGCTAGAGTCGATGTGTCGATTCGAGTCTTGTGTCACAGGAGTGAGGCTCACTATCTACTCGGTCTCTGCGCGTCTTCAGGGACTTCAGCGAGAATACAAATACTAAGAGAATCCGGTCCGATGGTCGATGTATCCGTCGA